GCAACAAAGCCCTTTAGAGGGGCCCGCTCTGCCACTTTGAGCTACGTGATCGTGGAGCCGGCGGGGGAGGGGTTACCCGCCCCTGGGCTTCCCCACGCCGACGTGGATCAGGCGGGAGTCGAACCCGCGTACTGCAACCCGAACGATGCGCCGCTCTTGCCGTTGAGCTACTGACCCTTTTTCGTGCCTGGCCTAGGCCCTCGACCAATCCGCCACGGAGGGCGCTGAGCGACCCCATCGGGGTTTCTACACGCTGGCTGCGTGCGTCATCAGGCTAACGGCGGACTCGCGGTTCCATCACATCTCACCAGGCTGGGAACCCTTAAGCGTGGACCTACCCGGACTCGAACCGGGAACCTCCTGCATGCCATGCAGGTGCTCAACCAATTGAGCTATAAGCCCGCGTTCCCCGAAAGTATTGATACCAACGGCTTCAAGCCTGTGATCTCCGCCATGGCCAGGAGCACACCCAGTCGCGACTAGGTGGCCACACTACCTTCGAGGTCGCCGCGAGGTCAGGGGACTGGGTTGATCATTCCCAGCCCAAAGGCGCCTGCCTCAGTGTGGATCGAACCGGATTCGAACCGGCATCTCCCGCCAAGAATGCGGGGCTCTGCTCTCTTGAGCTATCAACCCGAGGCCGTCTCTCCGGCTGTCACCCCATGCCGGCCCGGCCATTGTCGTGAGGTTCTGACCGCTTGCTGTCGGGACGGCCGGATTCGAACCGGCGACCCCCTGGTCCCAAACCAGGTGCGCTAGACCAGACTGCGCTACGTCCCGTAAGTCCTAGCCTTGGTTCTGTGCTGCTCCATCTCGTCCATCTCCGGAACCCTGCTTACGCATTGTCGCCAGTGTCGGTATCTGGTATCGCATCTCGTCCCAAGGCTAGGACGTATACATGCTGTCCACTGTGGAGTTCTCAAATCACAGGTCCTCAGTTCCCCGAGGAAGCAGGAGTGCAAGGACTCGAACCCTGACTGGCGGCTTTGGAGACCGACGTGCTTGCCTTTACACCACACTCCCAATGTTCAGTTAGAAAGAAACCGCCCCCAGGGGCGTGGTCCTGAGGGCGGCTTAGGGATCTTGGATCCCCTTACCTGACCCTAGGCTGACCAGCGAACCGATTCCAGGTCGCCATGGACGTGGCGCATCGCGGCAGGTGCTGCCGCTTTGTCCCACTGGTCCACAACATCCCTGTTCCCCTAGATCTATCGCCTTGCTCCTGAGCTTAGGGCCGGGGCCCCGGGTTGACAACCTTGAACATTGGGGCCTTGCCGCGAGCTTCTGTGTGACACCTAGAACTGTACCCGTACATCGGGGTGGTGTCAATCCCCATTTTGTGGGGGAGAGGATCTTGCCCCGCAATGCAGTCAAGATCCTCTCCCCCGTCCCCTCGTCGCCCCCTACGGTGACAAGGTCGAAGCTACACCCCCATGTGCGGGTGGGTCAAGGCCTTGGTTGCCTCCCTTTTCCTTCTCCGGGTGTCCCGGCTTGATCACGTAGGTATCGACCAGCGTGTAGTAGATCGCGTGGACGATGTTGCGGGCCATCATCTGCTCACCCAGCAGGCTCCACTTGTAGGTGCCGTCCGAGTCGGTGGTCAGGCTCAGCCGCTCCTGGGCGTTACCCAGCGCCGTTAGCAGGGTGTAGGCCAGGCCAGCCTTGGGATCGCCATTGCGGCCAGGCAGGAACCGGTGCAGCGCCCGACTTACCTCAGCGATCATCTCCTCGTACTGGCCCGGCGGCAGGGCGTTGGGGTCTCTCATGCTGGGCCGAGTCATCTGAACCTACGCATCAAGATCATTGTCACTATCAGCAGCGTGGCCAGGGATGCCGAGATCCAGAACGGGGACAGGACCCACCACCACGACCAGGTGATCGTGCCCGTGAGCTTCAGCACGATGAAGACGGTCTGCAGCGTCGTGCTGCCCAGGTTGATGAAGTGGTTACGCTGTGAAATGGGTTGCTTCATCACTGTCTTAATGAAGTGGCTACGTTGCAACAAGGGTTGCTCCGTCGCTGTCCCGGACGTTGCCGAACCAGGTCTCGCCGTTGTTGCAGTTGTTGGCGTAGCCGAACTGGAACGGGCCGAACCGGTTGTTCGTCACCCGGATGTTGTCCACGGTGCCGAACCGGCCACAGTAGACCGTGTAGGTGCCCCAGGCCATGAGGTTGTTGTCGATGCTGACGCGGGCGTTCTGCGGTCCTGCCTGCTCATCCCACATGATGATGGCCGAGGTGGCGCCGTTGCCCGGACCCACGTTGATCGTGTTGTGCCGGAAGGTGATGTCGGTGGCTCCCTGGTTGAACTGGGCTCCGTCGGTGTGGGCGCCATTGGCCGTGACCATGTTGTGGATCCAGGAGTCCTGGACCAGGACGCTGCCCGAGATGCTGAGCCCGTTCTCACAGTCGTGGATGTCCACGCGAGTCAAGCTGATGCTGGACTCGACGAACGCGGTGCCGTTGGCTCCGCCGCAGGTGGCCTCGCTGTCGAAGACCTGCAGGTTGGTGCTGAAGTTGCGCACCGCGTAGAAACAGCCGTTGCCGTTGAAGAACACGTTCCGGAACGTGATGTTGGCGCCGTGCACCTCGACGCAGCCGTTGATTCTGGTGTTGGCCACCGTCTGTCCAGGCGTGGAGAAGCTCTGATTTCCGTTCAGGATCACCAGCGGTGGTGATGTAGGACCAGTGCTTGCTGCGTCAGGGAAGCCGCAGGCGCCGGGGTTGTTGATGCAGCCGTTCTGGGTGGATGTTGGCCTTGGTGTCGTAGGACTCGGTGTTGGGGGTTGCGTCGTGGTAGGCGATGGGGATGGGGTCACCGTGGGGCTGGTGCTGCTGCTGGCGGTGGCGCTTGGGGTGGCCGTGGCACTGGGGGTGCTGGTGGCGCTCGCGCTGACAGTTGGGCTGACGCTTGGGCTGCCGGTGGGGCTTGGGGATGGTGCAGCTACCAGCCCGGTGAGCGTGCACTGGAAGACGTACGTTCCGTTGGCGCCTGGGGTGAGGTCCCCGCAGGAGACGCCTGGTTGCGGTGCTACGACCACCTGCTGGGCGCTCGGCGCAGCCGCAAACGCTCCCGACACACCGAGCACGGCGTAGACCAGTGCCACCGTGACGGCTGTGATGAGGAGCGACTGTTGACTTAACCGGGACCACAGGTTCCTGTTCTCAGTCATGGCCTCATAGAACCACAGGTTTCCTTCACCCGCACGTGGGGGTGAGGTAGGCTTCTACTGAAGGCACCGAGTGGGAGGCGAAGACGTCATGATGGCCAAGTTCCTGAACTGGTACGGCCGTGTGGCGCTGCTCGGCACGCCCACCAGCGACGGCCGCATCCTGACTGACCTATTCGACGACCGCCTGCCTGTACCGGTGTTCTGCAGGGCGCAGGTGGTTGGTCAGGTGACCCGTCTCAGAGTCTTCAGGTCCAGTTTCGGGACTCGGCCTGGAGCCGTGTGGGCGAACCTACGGCTCGAACTGGACATGCTGCAGGTCCGCCTAGAGCATCCGCTGTACCCCGAGATCGACATCGACGTGAATACGACGAGTTCATCGGTGCCGCACGACATCCGGGGTGCCCTGCTCGCTGTAACTCTTGGCAAGTTGCCGGCCTGGCCGGGTCTCAAGCCCGTCATCGAGGTGGAGCCATGACGTACGCGGAGTACACAAGCGTCAATGACCTGCTCGCCGAGTTCGACCCTGACCCGGAGCAGAGGAAGGTCAGGCTGGTCCTGGTCACCGGAAGCAGGACCTGGAACCGGCCGGCAGTCATCTGGGACCGGCTCGACGGTCTGCTCGCGGAGCACGGACCACAGGGTCGCTGTCTGATCATCATCAACGGCATGGCCAAGAAGGGTGTCGACCTGTTCGCCCACGTCTGGACCGGGGAGCAGCACCAGATCAACCCGATGGCCGTCAAGGAGTGGCCCTTTCCCATCTCGTCCGCCGACTGGGCCAAGTTCGGACGCAGCGCCGGGCACATGCGTAACGACGAGATGGCCCGGCTCGGTGCTGACTACTGCTTGGCCTGGGTCCAGCAGTGCCTCCAAGCCGACTGCAGACGCCCCGGGGTTCATGGGACCCACGGGGCGTCTGACTGTGTCGCACGAGCCCGGACCTACGGCGTGCCCAACATCGAGCTAGTCGAGTCGTGGACGGAGATAGCAGTCCCAGACCCGGACCTCCTTTAGGGTCTCGAAGTAGCCGGTCCAGGGCACGTAGTACTGGGTGCCGTTGTACTCGAACTCGAAGTCATGCTTCGGGACAGCCTCGGCGGCCCGAGCAAGACCCATGGCCCCCTCGAAGGACTTAGTCACCGTCAGGATGTGGAAGTACCCAGCCGAGGTCCCGAAGGTTGACCCGCTGGTGTAGTCAGCCACGACAACGAAGACTGTCTCTCCCTCCACGGCCTCGCAGTCGAACACCACCGGCATGTGTCCGCGCCCGTAGAAGGTGTAATCAGCGTCCGCCCCGGCCGTGGTAACTCGGGCCTCGACGCTGACGACGCGCCCGTCTTCGCAGCCGGCATCCCACCTGTCCGTGGGGTCAGGCTCCCTGACCCACCAGGTTTCTGTCTCGACGAACACCTCAATTGCCATGTTGCTAATTCTACACCCCCTCATTCAGGTGCAGAATTCAAAATTCGAGTAGGTATTCTTCTAATCAGATCTTGCCCTCTATGATCGGGGCATGATATGGGCCTCCTTGCTCCTTGTCACCCTGGCTGTCGCCAGGATTACGAGGCTAGTAACGACGGACCGCATCATGGTGCGCTTTCGCCGTTGGGTCGTGAATCGCTGGGGCGAGGAATCTGAAGCTGCCTATCTAGCTCATTGCCGGTGGTGCGCCAGTATCTGGATTGCGCTGCCGGCTGCTGTTGGTTGGGCAATGCTCACTCTTCCTCTCCATCTGTGGTGGCTGGCCGGGCCAGCCTGGTTGGCTATGTCCCACGTGACTGGCCTGCTGTCCAGACTGGAGGAGCAGGACTAGATGGCTTGGAAGAGGAGCAACAACGCGCTGGCGGTTGTCTCAGATACCCCAGCGCCCCCTCGTCGTTCCCTACTCGCCAGCGCCATGACAATGCGGATGGAGCAACAGTCCTACAACTCATGGCGCTTCAATGATGAAACGTGGCAGCGGGAGCTATGGCGCCTGTATGACATCGTCCCCGAGTTCGGCTTTGCCTCTAGGTGGGTGGGGCACTGCTGCTCGCGCGTCCGCATTTACGTAGCAAAGGTTGACGACCTCGGCCGGGTTCAGGGAGAAGCTAAACAAGCCAAGATCACAGCCCTGAGCGATTCCCTTTTCGGTGGTCCAGCCGCCAAGGCTGAGGCGCTACGGAACATGGGCATCGACCTGACCGTGGCTGGCGAGTGCTACATCGTCGGTCGCCCCGGCGACGACGACGACCAGGACGAGTGGTACGTCCTGTCTTCATCGGAGATGCGACGAATTCGCGGGGCCAACGGGGAGTGGAACTGGGGCTGGTGTGGACCTGGGCAGCCCATGAAGATCGACCTCACCCGGAACTTAGTCACCCGGGTCTGGACCCCGCACCCTCAGCGGGTCTGGTGCGCCGACTCTCCCTCCAGGTCCTGTCAGCCCACGCTGCGGCTGCTGGAGCAGTTGAACAAGTACATCTTCTCGCAGATCGATTCCCGTCTTGTTGGTGCCGGTCTGTTGATCATGCCCAACAACGTGGACCTGCCCGACGACCCGAACCTCAGTGCCGGCGAGTCCCTGATGCAGCGGATGGCCACCGCTGGTGCTGCCAGCCTGCGAGGCGAAGGGTCAGCCCTGGGCGTTCTCCCCATGATCATCGAGTCGGAGAACGCCGAAGGCTGGAAGCTGCTCAGCTTCGAGTCCGAGCTTTCGAAGCAGGCCATCGAGCTTCGTAAAGAGGCCGTCGAGCGCCTGGGCGTCGGCATGGACATGCCTCCCGAGGTCCTCACTGGACTAGGCGACGCCAACCACTGGCAGGGCTACCTCGTCGATGGCCAAGGCATCAAGGTTCACATCGAACCGTTGATGACAAGGATCTGCGACGCCCTCACCAAGGCCTACCTGAAGCCCGCCCTCAAGCTCATGGGCGAGGATCCGAAGCGCTACACCTACGCCTACGACACCAGCCCCCTGGTCGTGCGACCCCAGCGACTGCAGGACGCGCTGAACCTGTATGAGAAGAAAGCCATCAGTCTGCAGGCCCTGCGCGAGGCGGCGTACTTCAAGGAGTCCGACGCCCAGAGCGAGGAGGAGAGCGCTGGACTGCTGACCCAAGAGATCCTGCTCCGCGATCCTCAGCTATTCCAGAACGCGGCCGTCCGCCATGCCGCTGGAATCCCCGAGAGCGTCATTCCACAGACCTCAATGGTTGCCCCCACGGCCCAGAGCATCAGCATGGGACCCGGAGGGGCTATTGGTGGTGGCGGAGGATCTGGCCCCCCACCTCCGCCACCACCGCCCACCGGAATCATGGACGAGGGTCCCCAGCCCATCCCCCAGACGCCGATGAACCCGGCCACCCGCGAGTCGCCCGACATGGGTCCCCCACCGAACGGCCTCGCAGCCTCCGCCTGGACTACGCAAGAGATGGGCGTCGTTGTCCTGGCCGAGGCAACGGTGCGTCGGGGACTGGAGCTAGCCGGCAAGCGGTTGCTCACCAACCAGAACCGACACCGGTTCCCCGATGTACCCCACATGGAACTGCATACCCGTATCACGGTGCAGGACCAGGCGCACGCCAACCGACTTCTCCTCGGCGCCTGGAGCCAGTTGGACGCCATGACCAAGTTCGTGGCCGACGACTTCGACACCGCGCGCCTGCAGCAGAGCCTGACCAAGTACTGCTCCACCCTGCTCGTTCGAGGCATTGCCCACGACCCGCCGAGCCTGCTGGCGGCGCTCCAGCGGGATGGCGTCGTCCATGCCAAGTAAGGGGGCTGAGGAGTCGGTGTTCCAGGCTGCGTCTACGGGACTGAAGCGGTGGCTCAACCGTGCCCGTGATGCTGTCATGGCCCCGTTCCGCCAGTTCAAGGCGCAACCGAATCCGCAAGGCATCACTGCCACCGTCCCGGTATGGCAGGCGCAGGTGGACCGGATCATCGCTGCCTTGACCCCGGCGCTGCAGGAGGGCTGGGCCGGTGCCCATCTTCCTGGCGACTATGACCCGCGTGACCCGTACATCCAGGCCAATCTCGCGTTGACGTACAACCTGCTGGTTCGGATCCCGGACGAGGTCCACGCCAAGGTGGTGGCCCAGATCCTTGAGGGCACCAACGCCGGAGAGACCGTCGACCAGATCGCTCACCGGGTCGAGCAGGTCCTGACTTACACCGGCAGCGAGAACTGGGATGGACGGGCCAGGCTCATCGCCCAGACGGAGACGACTCGTCATGCTGCCAGTTCCATGCTGGCCCATGCCCTGCTGGTCGCGAAGCAGGACAAGCGCTCACTGGAGAAGCGCTGGGACACGATCATGGATGACCGCGAACGCGATGCTCACCGCCACGTGAATGGTCAGACAGTTCCCCTTAGTCAGCCATTCCTCGTCGAAGGTTTCCCGATGATGCACCCAGGCGACCCCAAGGCTCCGCCGAACCTCGTATGCGGCTGCCGCTGCTCCCTACATATCCAGGAGGTGGCCTGATGGCTATTCGCTGGAAAGGCCTCATTGCGCCCACCGAAGTGCCCACCGGCGACGGGCGCATGTTCGCGTCCGGGAAAATGACCCATCGCCCTACGCCGATGCCGATGATGGTGCGTTTTGGTTCTGGTGGTCATGACGGTGCCACGGTCGTGGGCAAGGTTAACCGGGTGTTCGACGGTCCCGGCGGTTACTGGGGCGAGGGTGAGTTCCTGGACCCGGCCATGGTGCCCGAGGTGCCGAAGGCCATCTACATGCTGAAGGAGAAGGTCATGGGTCCCTCGGTGGACCTGGACCGCGACTTCACAGTGGAGGCCGTCAAGCACCCCTCCCGTCCGGACAAGCGGGCCGGCCTGTTCAAGGAGTACAACGTCATCGGCGTGACCCTGGTGCCGATGCCAGCCTTCTATCAGGTTCACATGTCCATCGAAACTGATCCTGAGCCCACCCGTCATCTCGAACTGAAGGTGGACTCGGACGCCGACAAGACGCTCCTGGCCTCGCTGGGTATCGACGCCTATGACTGGCCGTACTTCGACGTCAACGCCGAAAGCTGGAAGGAGTGGCCGCTGGCTCCTCGGGACTACAAGTACGACGCTGACGACGCCGTCAAGAGGATCGCCTACTGGGCCGGCATCGGGTCCGAGAACCCGAGCATTGACCGTTATTCATCAGCGTTCCTCTGGCGCAACGGCAGCCAGACTGGTGACAGTCTGGCTCAGGATTCTTTCCGTCTGCCGCTATGCGACATCATCAACGACGAGCCCCATTTGATCTACCACGCTGTCTACTCTGCAGCGGCGCTTCTTTCTGGGGCACATGGGGGTCTGCCCAACATCCCGCATGAAGACCAACAGAACATGATCCCCGTGATCAATGAACTGTATTCTGTGATGGCCCAGGCCTTCGGCGACTCCAATTTGGTGTCGCCGTTCATGGAAAAAGTACGCCAGCAGCAGCAAGCGTCAATGAGCCCAGAAGAGGATTGTGGGTGCGAGGACATGCCAACGCCGAATGTGACGATCAACATCGGAGACGGGGTGTCTCAGTTCCCCGCCACGACCGCCAGCACCGCCGGCAACGTCAGCATGACCGTCGGCGCTGCCGATGAGTTTGCTGCCGACAAGACCCCCTACGGCAACGTCAAGTACGCCGATCCTGGCTACCAGGATGACGGCATCAAGCGGTACCCGCTTGACTCTGAGGAGCACTGCCGGGCGGCATGGAGCTACATCAACATGCCGAAGAACGCGGCTCGGTACTCCCCGGAGGAACTAGCCAAGATCAAGGGACGGATCCAGGAGGCGCTGAAGAAGTATGGCGTCCAGGTCTCTCAGGAGGAGTCTTCGCAGGGGCAAATGGCAGCAGGCGTGGAGGATGTTGACCAAGACGCCGTTCTGGCTTCCGTCGCCCCGCTGGCACCGCCGACCGCGTGGTTTGAAAACCCGAGGCTCAAGGCACCGACTCGGTTGACCATCGACGACGATGGCCACATCTTCGGGCACCTGGCCCAGTGGAAGGTCTGCCACGTCGGCATCGGCAAGTCCTGCGTCATGGCCCCGAAGAGTCGCACCCACTACGGCCTGTTCAAGGTCGGGACCCTCCGGACCGAGGATGGGTCCTCGGTGGACATTGGCAAGATCACCCTGGGTACCGGACACGCAGATGCCACCTGGGGCGTCATGCCCAGCCGCGAGCACTACGACAACACCGGCTGGGCTGCCGCTGTAGTCAACATCGGCGAGGACCAGCACGGCATCTGGATCAACGGCTCCCTCACCACCACCATGACCCCAGAGCGGGTGGCCGAGCTTCGCGCCTCCGCCCTGTCCGGTGACTGGCGCTACGTGAACGGGAACCTCGAACTGGTCGCTGCCCTGGCCGTCAACAACCCAGGCTTCCCCATCTACCGGGAGCAGAGCGGCCACGCCTTCAGCCTCATGGCCGTGGGTGTCATCGGCCAGGAGCAGGAGGACGACGTGAGCACCGAATTCAGCATGGAGAACGAGGACGAGTTCGAGGACCTGGAAGTCGACGAGACGGCCGAGGGCACCGACACGGAGCTAGCCGCTCGCATCGAGCGTCTGGCCCAGATCGAGCAAGACCTGGAGGAGCACAACCGGGAACGGCGGATGGCCCAGCTAGCCGCCATTGACCAGCAGCGCGAAGCTCTGGCTGATAACGGTCGCCCCGTCCCCGCTGGTGCTGTTTCCCCCACCAGCGAGGACGACGCCATCTTCATCCAGTACAACGCGAGGTACCAGGCTCTAGCTGAGGAGTAGTGGCCACATGGCCATTGACGTGGACCTGCGGTCATGGGACTTCGTTCCAGCCGATGACGACTGGGGCGACATCTTCGCCATTGACCTGGGCCGGTGGCGCCCGGAGCTTCACCCTCGCGACAGCCATGGTCGGTTCCGCAACTCCTGGAGGCTTCCAGATGCGGCGATGGCTCAGGTGGAGAGGCTCCTGCGCGGCTTCAACCCGCCCCCGCTCAGGTCGGATGCCCATGCAGCCAGCTACCTCAAGGGGCAGCGGGGTCCACGTAGCAAGAAGCAGCAGGAGGCTCTGGACTACTTCCTGAGCCGTGCTGGCAACGAAGACATCCAGTCCACGCTGAGGGGCGGCTACGACCCCAGGCGCCCGGAGCCGCAGTCTGCTCGTATCTCCGAACTCGACGCGATGATGCGTCCCCTGGAGCATGACCTGATCCTGAGTCGGGTTCTAGGGCCAGACGCCTTTGGCCTACCACCCGAGCGACTGGGTGAGGTTGAGGAATGGACCGGGCGCCGGGTCAACGACAAGGGCTTCTCGCCCATGAACGCGGGTACTGCGTACCCCGTCGGCGGTCCCCACATCGAGATGAGGGTTCTGGTCCCCAAGGGCACCAGGGCCATTGTCGTCGGCAGTGGCAATCCCAACGATCCCAACGGACGCACGGTCATCCTGGACCGTGAGCAGCCCCTGCGTATCGGCAAAGTGGAGAAGGACGGCAAGGGCGGCTTCTACGCCCTCGCCACTGTGGCACCTACTCGGGGAGCCAAGGGCGAGCAGGCAACCACAGGTCTGGGTAAGGACCTGCCCGCTGCCCAGCGGTCCCCAGCTATTGCGGCAACGCCAGACGAGTTCCAGCGTCGTGGCCTGGAGCCCGAGGCTCCGCCTGGACCGCAGGAGCAGCCGGATCGGTTTGGACCAGCTACCCCGGCTGGTCCTGCACCAGTCGCAAAGGCGGCACCGGCAGCAGCACCACCCGCTCCTACTCCTGCACCCCAAGGTCCCCCGCTAGAGCAGGTGCCTCCGGCCACGGCCATTCGTGAGGCCAAGGGCCGGGTGCCCACGGGTGCCGGCAGGGTCACCGACGAGTCCAGCCTCAACGCTCCTGAGGCACAGGCGCCAGCACCCAGGAAGCGTGGAGGCCAGCAGGTCATCCCTGAAGAGGAGGCTCGTCTTCGGGACAGGCAGCAACGCCTGGACGCGCAAGCGAAAGAACAGGACGCCCGAGAAAAGAGGCTTCAGGCAGCCACAGAGCAGCTTCTCCTCAGCCGCGAGCGCGAGATCCAGCGCAAGGATGCGGAGATCCAGCGTCTGCAGGCTCAGCGAGAAGCAGACAATGCTGGCCGCACCATCCGGGCCGACGAGGGCACCCAGGCCCGCCTGGAGCGCACCGACAGGCAACGTAGCGACGCTGTTCTTAGGGCCGACGAGAGGAACCGCCAGGCTCCTGGTTGGCCAGCCAATGGCGAGGACACTCGCATCGCCGAGCATGCCAACCAGATCAGGCGCGAGCGCGGCCAGCCCGAGCTAGACATCCCGGCGGATGCTCCTCCGGCAACTCCTATGACGGGAGAGATTCCGGCACCGGTCAAGCGGGCCCGGAAGGTGGCCGCTAAGGCTGCTCCTGAGGGAGCGCCAGCGGCTGCCCCAGCTAAGCGGGTCCGTAAGGCTGCGAAGGCAGCACCTGAAGCAGCGCCAGGCGCTCCTGAGGCAGCACCAGAGGCCCCGGCTAAGCGGGTTCGCAAGGTGGCCCAGAAGGCTGCCCCCGAAGCAGCACCTGAGGCTGCTGCACCAGAAGCACCTCCGGTTAAGCGGGTTCGTAAGGCTGCCGCCAAGGCCGTTCCTGAAGCTGCCCCCGAGGTTGCACCTGCAGCACCTCCTGTCAAGAAGGCAGCACGAGCAGCCAAGGCTGCCGCTCCCGAAGCCGCCGTTCCCGAAGGAGAGAAGGACCTCAGGGGCATCTCCTACGAGGATGCCCTGAAGCTTCCGCCCGAGCAGTGGCAGCAGCGTCTGCGTCAGATCCAGGACGACCTGAAGTTCATGAAGGAGGCGCGTAAGGCCGCACCGGAGGGTGCTCCTGAGGCACCTCCCGTCAAGAAGGCAGCCCGGGTTGTCAAGAAGGCTGCCCCCGAAGCTGCCCCCGAGGCTCCTGTCAAGAAGGCGACCAGGGGCGCCAAGAAGGCTGCCCCTGAGGCTGCCCCCGAGGCCCCAGCCAAGAAGGCTCCCGCTAAGCGGGTGGCGAAGAAGGCTGCGCCTGAAGCAGTCAAGGCTGTTCCGGAGAAGAAGGTCTACCCGGAGCGCCAGCCGAAGACCATGAAAGAACTGCAGGACATGTCGGATGACGAGATCATCCGTTATGCCGACAGTCTTGAAGGTCCGGCCCAGAACTCCGCCGAAGTCGTCGCCAAGCGCATGGCGCAGGCAGCGCGCATCCGTAAGGAAGAAGGCGCACCTCCAGGGGAGACCATCGCGGAGCGGGTTAAGCGCCAGGCGCGACCTTCCCCGGAGGCTAAGCCCCGACCTCAGGGTCCCGCGAAGTCTGTTGAGCAGATTCGGGCAGAGAACGAGGCATCAAAGGCAGAGACCCGTCGCCTGGAGGAAAAGGCTTTCCCGGAGCGCAAGCGCCCAGTAGCCAAGAAGCGTGGCCCCGGGAAGTCTGCCGAGCAGATCCGGGCGGAGAACGAAGCATCAAAGGCTGAGACGGCGCGTCTGGCCAAGAAGCTCCCGGCCAAAACGCCGATGACCCAGGCGGAGCGGGAGGCAAAGGAGAAGCTTCCTTCTCCAACTGCCAAGAAGGCAGCGAACAAGCTCGTCAAGCTTCGGGCCGAGGCGTTCGACAAGAACGTCCCCAACGTTCCCGGAGAAGACGGCATTGCCCTTCGCCGTGCCCAGAAGCAACTAGCTGAGGGTCGGGCCGTCTCCGAGGTCAAGCAGGACCTCAACGACAGGGCCGAGTTCCTTCGCCGTGCGGCTGAGATCGAGCGCGAGGATCCCAATGACCTGACTGGACGTCGGGCCATTCACCTGGACCAACTAGCAGACACCTACGAACGTGCTGCCGACATGGCCGGCAAGCGCGGTCCCAACCCTGACCGGCTGACCCCCGGCGACAAGGTTGAGCGCACCAACAAGGACAAGTCGATCACCAAGGGAACTGTCGCCAAGCGGGGACGGCTGACCTACATCGACTGGGAGGATGGCGAGAGCCAGCGTGTCCTGCCCTCCCGTCCTGGCCGTGGCATCAAGAAGGTCGGCGGGGCAGAGCCTGGTGTCGAAGCACCCAAGGCCGCGAAGCCAGCCACCCTGGTCGAACTGCGCAAGGAGGCCGGCACCCTCAACGTTCCTGGCCGTTCCCGCATGGACCGGCCCCAGCTTGAGGAAGCTCTGGCTGCTCGGCGCAAGAAGGAAGGCGAAAGCGACGAGGAGCACGCCGCCCGGCTCGCGAAGCTGAACGAGCGGCCCACGGTTACCCGGGCTGCGCCAAGGAAGGTGGCCAAGGCGCGGGAGGCCGCCCCAGAAGCAGCGCCAGAGGCTCCAGCGGCGACCAAGAAGGCAGCAGCTAAGAAGACTGCCAAGCCCTCGATCGAGGATCACGCAGCTAACGCCCTCCTGGAAGCAATGCCACCCGAGGCCAGGAAAGCGATCCTGGACTCGATGACGCCCGACGAGCGGGCCCAGGTCGAGGAGGCAGTTCAGCGGGTCAAGGGTGCTGCTGCTCGTCCCACCGTCAAGCGGGCTGTCGCCAAGAAGGCTGTTACCAAGCTGGCTGATCTGACGCCGGACCAGCGTCGCCAGTACACGGACCTGTCGCCAGGGGAGCAGAACTCGTACCGGGCGTTCCTGCGCAACGGTCGCAGCCACAACGACGCTCTTGAGGCTGCCCGCGAAAGCGTCAACGCCAGGACGACCCGTGCTGCCGAAAAGGCCAACGCTGAGGCTGAGGGTCGGCCGGTTAAGCGGGCTGCGAGGAAGGTGGCACGTGCTGCCGAGAGGCCGACTACTTCACCACTTCCGGCCCACAAGCAGACACCCAAGGCTGCCGAGAAGAGCGTTGCCAAGCTCGTGCCTCACGGCACCGACGGTGGCAGCATCCCGAACAAGCGGGCACCAAAGGCCACTGGCGTCCAGGCACCGACCAAGGCAGCCAAGGTTGCTCGGCCCAGGGTTAGGCGGGCTGCACCAGCCAAGATCGCTGAGGCGCCACCGGCTCCTGAGACGCTGCAGAGCAACTCCAAGGCGGACTACCTCCCTGGTGGTGCCAAGCACATCGACCTGAAGCCGTTGACCGAGGGCCTGGACTTTGAGGCGGGACCAGGGGCGAAGAAGGGCGGCGGCGCTGTAACGGTTGATGAACTAGCCGTAGTTCCTGACCACCGCGACGTCATCAGCCGTGCCCAGCAGGAACTGAACGATGGCAAGTCGCCTGCCAGTGTGGCCCGGGACCTCAGGGGAACCGCCCAGTCCCTACGTAACGTGGCCGCTATTCGCTACGGCGGATGGGGCGACAAGGAGGTCACTCCGGGCATCCCGAGGTCCCCGGAGATTCTGGCTGAAAAGAAGAAGAACTGGACTAACTGGTTCAAGCGGGCGAAGCAGTTCGATGACCTAGCAGCCAGACTGGAGGCCACTAAGCGTCCACGGGTCGCTCGCAAGGCTGCCGTCGCCAAGGCTGTCCCAGAGGTCTCTGCCCCCGAGCGTCCAACCGTCACCCGTGCCGCCAGGAAGGTTGCCAAGGCAGCACCAGAAGCTCCAGCCCGGCTGCAGCGCAGTCCACGCCTGACCCCCGAGCAGCAGAACGACATCGCGGACCTGAGGCCTATCGACAAGGCCCGGTACCGGAGCCTGCGTCGGGACCGACTGTCCCACGACGACGCCTTGGCGCAGACCAAGCGTGAGCGCCAGTCGGCTGACCTCGGTGCGGCTGCGCGCCAGGAAGAGGACGCTACCGCCAAGCTCCGGGCCCGTGAGGCACTTGATCGGCAGCGGGCCGAGCGCAAGATTGCGGGACAGAAACAGCGGGAGGCCATCGACGCCGAGAACCGCAAGGACCTCGCTCCGATCCTCGACGAGGCCGGCGTCAAGTACGACGACCTGTCCGAGATGCAGCGGGCCAAGGTCGACGTACTCAAGGCCCGGGTGGAGAAGAAGACCCTCAGCAAGAAGCGCGCCGCCGAGATGCTGCGCGCGGACGGCGACGACCGCATGGCGGCTATCGCCAGGATCATCGAGCGTCCCGCACCACGCAAGGTTGCGGCAAGGAAGGTAGCCAAGGCCGCACCTGAGGCGCCAGCCAAGGCTGTGCCAGCCAAGAAGGTGACCAAAGCTGCCGCCCGACCCAAGCCTCGTCTCACCTTCGACGAGAAGGGCAACCCGGTCGTCCACCTGGGCATGACCGAGGACGAAGTCAACGGGTTGACGCCTGCGCAGCTTGACGACGTTGCCCGAGCCGCCGGGGTTGAGCCGCCTAAGGGTAAGGACAACCAGGCAAAGATCCTGGACATCGTTCGCCAGATGGCGAAGAAGCGGCTTGGTGAAGCTGCACCGAAGGCGGTGCGTAAGGCAGCACCTAAGGTTGTGCCAGCTAAGGCTGCGCCTGAAGGCAACGTCCAGGAGCAACTGCGTCAGAAGGAGGCGAAGCGCCTACGGGCCGAGATCAAGGACGCAATCCGAAGCCGCAGTAATGTCAAGCGCCGTCAACTGCAGGACCGTCTCCAGGGTGTCGAGAACGCAGGACACGCTGAGGACATTGCGCCGGAGGAGATGACTCCTGACGGCAAGCGGGCCTGGGCCGACTCCTACCGGCAGAGCATCCGGGACGGCTTCGGGGACGAAGTTGCCCAGCGCGAAGCCAACATCGATGCTTTCAAAGCTGCCCAAGCCGCCAGGGCTGGTGCCCCCGAGACACCAGCAGCACCGGCTAAGAAGGCCGCTCGCAAGGTAGCCAAGGCTGCACCAGAAGCTGCCCCTGAGGCTGCGCCGGTCAAGCTGACCCCTGCCCAGTTCCAGGCGCTGAAGAGGCTTGACTCGAACACACCGCATGCGCTGTCACGTAAGGATCTTCAGGAAAGACTGACCGCCGCAGGCGTTGTTGAGTATCGCGACGGCAGGTGGCACATCACTCCTGTGGGGCGCGATGTCCTGGCTCGGGAGAACAAGCGCCCCACGGTCAAGAGGGCTGTTGCCAAGGCTGCTCCCGAAGCAGCACCGGAAGCACCCCCAGCCAAACGCGCCGCCAAGAAGGTTGCTAAGGCTGCACCGGAGGGTCCCAGCACTGAGGCTCGCCTCCGGGAGCAGATCCAGCAGCGCGAAGCACAGCAGATGATCATGGAGCGGGAGCAGTCCAACATCCGCATCCAGAACGCGGTGAAGCACTCCAGGCGCGGTGGACTTCCCGTTGGGGACAGGGGATTCAAGCCGTACCAGGACCTCAGAGAAGGTGATATCGAGCGGCTGTCGCCATCCGAGATTCAGTCGATGACCGATGATCTCGTCGAGCGCCGAGATGCAACTTCCAGCATCAGGCACAAGCGCATGGCCGTAAGGGCACTAGATCGACTCCACGGTGGACACTGGGAGCCACCAGGTGAAGCACCAGCACCCACCAAGGCTACTAAGAAGGTTGCCAAGGCAGCACCTGAAGCAACACCAGAGGTGCCTAAGGCACCGCCCGCACCTCCAGTCAAGCGCGTCATCCGGGAGCGCAAGCCCACGCCGGTTGGCCAGGAGTCCCCGCTCACAAGCAAGCTCAGGGGATTTGGCGGCGACCAGGCCAAGATCCAGGCCGAGTTGGACAAGGACGAGAACGGCCTGGACGCCCTGCGTGAAGTTGCTCAGGACCTTGGCCTGGACTACGTGCAACCCAAACCTGACCTCAAGCGCTCGATCCTGGAAGCTGTCTCCGGCAGGAAGCGTGCCCCGAGGAAGGTAGCCAGGGCGCCGAAGACTTCGCCCCTGCCGGCCCATGAGCCTGCCGCACCGGCCAAGGCAGCCAGGGCTGCCCCCAACGTCCCGGAGAACATGAAGGACCGGGTCCGCCCTGGTGGCATGATCGCCCTCGCCCACATCCAAAAGGGCGACCGGGTCATGGTTGGGAAAAACAGCACCGGGACCTGGGGTCCAAGCAGGAGGATCACCGATACACCGATCACGGTCGACCGCCAGGAGATCGTCCCTGTACGCAACCGCCGAGGCGGGGTGGATAACCGCCGGGTCCTGTTTGGTCATGATGATCAGGGCAACGAGATTCGCGTTGGTGGCGACACCGGCCACAGCGGCACCGTGGCTTTCCGTGCTGCTCGACCCGAAGGCGCCAAGGTGGCTAAGGCCGCTAAGGCTGCACCTGACGTGACGGGGCGGCGTGCTGCCGCGCTGAAAAAGGCACTGAAGCCAGTCCATGACAATGCACATGGCCAGGACTCGTCCATCAACAACTACGACGAGCGCGTTGCGGAAGGACAGGCTCCCGCAACGACGATCCGGCATATGCGCAACCGGGCCGATGCCTACGACGAAGCCGTTAAGGG